AAGAAAGCATTACTATGGGCGCCGAAAGCAGTAATAAAATGAATTCGTCTTTCCAGTCCGAATTTCTTGATTCTAATAATTTGCCTTGGTAAGCTTCCTCACCTCTAGCCATTCTTTCGGCATGACGCATTTGTGCATCCGCCATTAACATTTTTGTCTTCTGACGATTTTTAAATATGTGAGAGCCTGCTTGAGCGGCTAATTTAATAGCGCTGAACCACATAGTTTATTTCCAGGTTGCCTTTACAGGTTTTTTGTCAGCTAACATTCTTTTTGTTCCTCTAACATCAACTGTTTGAGAAGTGCTTGGGTCAGTTGCTTCAATAACTACTCCACCTTGTTTGTAGCCATCTTTATTTGTGCCCATTTGTTTCTCAATTTTTGGCGCTTTTATATAAGTTCCAGTTTTTTTCATAGTGTTCTCCTTATTAAATTAGATTATAGTTATTTTTTTGGAAAATTTCTACCAAAATCATTTATTTTACTCATATCAGACATTTGTTGTTTAGCAAGTGATACTCCAGCACGTAAATGAGCTAGTTCTTCGTTCTGTTCTAGCTTTTCATCGTGATGTGTGTCATTCATCATCGCTTTCATCTTGTCGATATTAATTTTTTCTTGTCCTTCTTGTTCTTTTCTTTGATTTTCTTGTGCTCGAAGGTCAATTTCTCTAGCTTTTAGTTTCAATAATGGATCTCCACCAAACTCACCACTGATTTTTTCTTCTTCTTCAGCATAATCAGCTTGCATTTCAGCAATTAGTTTTGCTTTTCTAGACTCAATAGCGTTTGTAATCTGTTGTAGTCTTTGTTGCATTTGCATTGTTTGAGGATTTTGTCCCATTCCTGCCATCATTGCAGGACTTTGTGCTCCCATAGCTTGCATTTGTTGTTGAATCATTTGTACTTCTTGTAATTCATCTACAAATTCTATTTGAACTTGCTCTTGAGCCATTAAACTTATGTGTTCTAAAATATTTTTTTGTAATGCAGCCATAATCGCAGGATTATTTTGTACCATATTAATTCTCATATAGTTTAAGTGAGCATCAATATGTGCTTTATGGTCTTGTGCAGGAAACGCTTGGAATGGTTTCATACTCATTGCTAAAATATGTTCTAAAGCTGGATCCATCGGCATTGGTTGTGCTGGTGGAGGCAGAATAGAATTTATATTTTTAACACCTAAAGCTTCATACATAGATCTATAAGCTTGATATAGATTATGAATTTGTGGATTCGATTGTGCAAGTTGTAATTGTGATTGAGCTAAACTAATTCTTTGTGTTTGTGAAAATATATTAGGATCTGCAATCGGTAAAATATCTACCTTGTCATCAAAGTCTTGTACTTTAATTTCTCTAGATGCACCTGGTACATCGTATGGATATACTGGTGGTAAATAAGTTTTAAATACTTCTGCTAATAATTTAAACTCTTGTTTTAAACCTACATATAATCTTTTGTGAATAGCTGACATTACCCGCGATCCACGCTCCAATAACGCCACTGTAGTACCCACTGCAGCCTGTTGATTCATATCGCCCACTTGCATATCAGCGATGGCCGCGAATCGTTGTGCGCCTGAAACTACAATTCCCATTAATGATAATAAAGTTTGGTCGGGTCCTTTAAAAGGTAGTGTCATAAACTGATCTTTGATATTGCCTCCCGGAGCGTCGACATCTCTGAACTCACCAGGTTGTAAAGGTTGTGCATCATCTCTAATTCTTATACCTCTTGATTTAAATCCTGAAGGTAAATTTGATAAAGTACCTGCATCCAATAATTGTCTTAATGCAGTTGTTGCTGTTCTTGTTAAACCACCAATCATGTGAATTAAACCAAAGCCATAGAAACCTGTACCTGGTAAAAATTTAAACTGAACAAAATAATTCTTTTTCTTTTTTTGCGGATCGTCGGGATTATAATTTCTTCTAATAGATAAAATTTTAGAATTAGATTCTGCAATCGTAACTATGTATGGAAGTTTAATTCCAGTCGGCTCACCATCTTCTCCTACATCTTCATAACCTTCTATATCTAAATCAGTATGTATTTCATAAAGTGTATGTTGATCTTCACCATCTTTTTGTACACCTTCTAATTCTAGTTTTTTATCTTCTAATTGATCTTCTCTACCTGTTGGTTCACCTAATTCTATGTCTCTATAAAAACCATTGACCTGTTGTTTTCTTAATTCATTTTCAGAAATTTTAATGACATGCACAATTGCTTCTGCATCATCTAAAGAGTTTGCAGAGTAAGGTACGATTAAATCATCCGCAGGGACAAATTTAGATACCGCTCTACCTAAAAGATCGTCATAGTAGACTTTCTTAAAGGTAGATCCGGAGAGGGGTAGATAGAAAAGCATTTGATCAAACTCTGGTTCATATTCTTTCATCTGATCCATGATTTGATAATTCATAAAGTCTTTAACTCTAGTTGCTTGATCTTGTTTTGCAGCAGTCGGGTCTCCTAAAATTTGAGCTCTTACTGGGCCATCTGCTGGTAATAATTCTTTGTAAGCTTGTGCTTGAAATTGTGTGACTGCTTCTGCAAGTACTGGGTGATTTACTCCTGCAGCATTTCTAAATGGTTCTGTTTTTCTTTCGTATTTAAATCCTAAAAGACTTAAACCATCTTTGTAACTATCTTCCCAGTCTGCTCTTGATTCTTTGTATTCAGTGTATTGATCATAAAGTTTATTTCCTAATGGATCTAAAACGCTATCATCTAAAAATTCTGCTAGGTTTGAAAAATGATCTTGACCACCTTCAGGTGTTGCAGCAGAAGGATCAAAAGAAACTTCAGCACCGCCTTCATCATCCATTTCAATTTCTACTGGACCGCCTTCAGTTTCTACTTGTTCTACTTTTTCTTTAATCGCTTCTTCTATTTCAACTTCACCTGGAACTTCAACAGTTGTTTTTGAATTGGGTAAAGATTTATCTATATCAGCCATTTGACTATTCTATCCTTTATCTTTGATTGTTTCAACACCTACGTCTACAGTATCAGACGTTTTACTACCTGTCAAATTTTGTATTAGTTCATTTAACATACGAGGGTCTTGTTTTTTTGGTTCTTCTTCAACCGGTTCTGGGTTAGCAGCAGCCCATGCTAAAATATCAGCTTGAGTAGCTGGCTCATCATTTTCTTTTACAATAGCTCCTAGCTCTGGGTTATATTTTAATTGCATTATCTTTTCTCCGAAAACATTGTAGCAAGACCACCATCTGCGTAATAAGTCTTACCTGCTCCTGGTGCACCATACATACTTATTAAAGTATTTTTATTAAAAACATTTGGATCAGTAAATTGACTAAAGAAAGGATTACTATTTGAAGTTCCTCTGTCTGCCATATAAGCGCCATAAGTATTGCTTGGATCCCAATTTCCAAAATTAGTTACAATCTGTCCTTCAGGAGTTCTACTTACTAAATTTTGTTGTCCTGTTGCAAATGCATAAGCTTCTTTAAATTTATCAAAGTCATAAGATCCAGGATTATTTTGATAAAACTGTGGTATGGAAGAAGTTGTTTGAGTTGTTGGTGGAGTATATCCTGTTGTTTTTTGATAAGTTGGATCATTTAATATTTGTTTAACAAAATCTTGTGGTAGTTGCATATTAATATCATATGCTTTTCCACCAGGCATTTGTTTTGAGAAATCATATTTGTCTCTTAAATATCCAACTCCTGATGTTGGATTAATATCCACATTAAATCTTCCAAGAGTCATTCTAGCTATTGCATCCTCATTACCACCTAATGCTGAAACCATATCTTTAAACTGGTCTGCACGACTTATATATCCAGTATCATAAATACCTCTTGTATTAGCTTTTCCTTTATCTGCAAAATAGTTTGTGTAACTAGACATTGGAATATTAGTTTTTGAATATTGATTTAAAGTAGGATTTTGTACAGTTCTCATAACTGCATCTTTAATTGCTTGTTGACTTCCACTTGAAAAATCACTGAAAGAAGAAATAGGTTTGCCTACTCCATAAAAAGAAGCAATGCCTCTTATTGCAGGATTTTTATTAAGAACAGATTGTCCAACATTTGAAACATAGTTTTTTACATAGTCTCCTGTAGATCTTAATTTATCTAATGCACTTCCTGCACCTACTTGTTGTAAAGCTTTTGCATATTGTTCAGGAGTTGCAACTCCACCTGCTTGATAACCAACTCTACCTCCATCAGCCCATCCCCAACCACCATCTGTTCTTCCTGATTTAGTTGAGCCTGCAGAAGTTGCTTGTCTTGAACCTCCACCCATTCCTGCTGCTGCAGTTCCTGGATCACTACTTCTACCAACACTATTACCTGTATCTGTAAAAGCATATCTAGCGCTTTCAATTGCTGCTTGATTTGCAATTTCTCTTGCAGCTGCAGCTTTTATTTCTTCTTGTCTTTTTAGTTCTTGAATTTTTGCAGCATCTGAAATTAAATTTTGTCTGTTCATATTTTGCTTTTGTCTAAAAGTAAGTTCTTTCATCTGTAAAGTATCAGTTAATCCTCTTGTTAATTGATCTTCGACAATATCCTCTAACTTGCCAAGTCTTTCTTGTACAAAGTCAGAATAGTTTCCAAAAGCAGATCTAACATTATATCCAAATGGATCTTTGTAATTACCAGTTGTGTTTTCACCAAATACTGTTGGACCTGTATAACCCATTTGTGATTGAGTAAAAGCTTGTTGACCTAAAGTTTGATCATAGTATTTATCTGGTAAAGCTTTTGCAAGAAGACCACTAATTCCAAAAGGAATTCCTGAAGTTAATCTTTCATCAACCACACCACTTGCTAACATTTGAGGAACGGATCTTTGTACAGGTAAATAATCTCCAATTATGTTATTAATTTTTGCAGTAAATGGACTTGGATTTTGTAATCGATCTTGTCTTGCTGTGGTTGTATCATAAAAACTATCAACATTTAAACTACCAATATTATTAGTACGTCCTGTTGATAATTGATTAATAATATTAGGTTGTGCGTTTACAACTTCTGGAGTTGTAACTTCTGGAGTTTGATTATATAAACCCATTTGATTTAAAGTATCTATAATAGCTTGTTCACCAAAACCAGCGTTAAGCATAGAACTATAAATTCCTTGTGCTCTGTCTGTCAGTCCACCAATTGCATAACCAATTCTACCACCATCCTTTTTACCTTTTAAAGTTTTCTTAAGAGCTTCTAATC